TGATGTTGGGCAAACGATTGTACGGATTTTAGCGTTGAAACGTTGCTCTGCAGTTGTAACCAATTGCTTGTACAAGCTAGGTGCAAATTGTTGCAATTGACCTGTATAAGAATAGAAGTTACTACCTAGGTATTCACCATTGTTAGCGTTAGAAACACCAGAACCAATAGTCAACACGTTTGCTGTACCAGCTGTTGTAACGTCACTGCTTTCGTTGTTGAAAACTGTGTAGAAGTTACTGTTAGGTGCAACAGAGAAACTGTGTGTACCAGCAAAACTGTTCAATGAACCCATTCTGCGTCCAGTTTGTGGTCCGTATGTTGTTACAGAACCAGATACTGGGCTTACTGGAGGTGTGCTTGAAGGTGCTTGGAAACTAGAGTATGTTACATACTGAACGTTACCAGATTGGTTACCAGTTACGTTAGAAACAAACACTGCTGTTGCTCCTGCACTTGTTAGTTCAACAACGCCAGCATTACCTGTTAAAGTACCACCTTGGATACCAGTTGTAGAACCAACAACGTTACCAGCAAAGCCAACTGCTGAACCAGCTTGTCCGCTATACTTTGTACCAATTTGGTCTTGACGAACAATTTGTGCTTCCACGTCAAACATCAATTCAATCAATTGCTTGACTTCTTGATATGCTTGTGGGTCACCACNANNT